CTTGGTGGCTTTGAAAGCAACGGCAGCCAAAGTGGTTAGTGCGGCAGTGGCTGGAACCATGCTTCGCTTCATGGCAAAAGCCACTTTGTCGCTTGTTTTTTCTAGTTGCCGAAATTGAAATTGGGCTTGCTTTAGTCCCTTTGAATCAAATTCCGAGACAATGTTAAGAATTACGCTCATTTAAGTCTCATTGCACTATTGGTTTGTTTCATCACTTTATTGACTAATTCTTTGACTTGGGTTTCCACATTAGAACTAGCAGCAGTGTAGGCCCGGTATATAACACGAGATGGGTTGCCAAATCTGTCAGTAAGGTTTTGGCCTAAAACCCCTTCACGGCCCATGTCAAATATGGTGGCTTGTGGGCTTTTCCATCGGATACCAAACACACCAAGGTTTTGTTTATTGCCAAAAGGTGTTTCTTTCACTTTTCGAGCATTTGTGAAAGCGCTCATGTTTTTTCTTACACGGGCATCTGACCATGACATAATGTCGGCACCTGATTTGCCTGCCCAAGGTCTAGCCATACCGGACAAGGGCGCACCTGATGGCAACATTGTTTTAGCGTCTGAGATGACTGGCTGCACAATCTGTTTAAAGTCACGAGTAATTTGTCGGCGCAATTTCTTGTCAATGGTGTTGATTTCCTTCAAGGCCTCTTTAAGTCCTGAAAATTCCATCGTTACATCTACTGGCATTACTTTCGACTTTCGTTAATCATTTTGATGACTGTCGAGAGGTCGTCAGTTGTGAACTCTATCTCACTTGGCCAGAACCCTGTGGCTATTAGCACCGCCGCTAGGGAATGTCGGTAGGTGCCTCGGAGAAAGGGCGGTCAGTTTCCTCACTAACAATGTCAAGGCTGACAAGTTTTTTAATGAAGTCATCAAAGACGACCGGCACAACATGGCCGTGGGTTTGGCAAGCAGACCAGCAAAGGAATGCTAAGTCCTCTATGCCGATACCGTTAGCCATCTCTGATGCTTTGGTCTTATATTTGCGTTCCCATTGGGTGACGCACCAAAGGTTGGTGGTTACTGTGAATGGGCCTTCGCCCATGTCAGCACGAAGTTCGAGTTTCATGTCGGGTTTCCTTTGTTTGGTTTGTTATGCGACTGCAGCAGCGTAGGTGCCGCCACGGAATGTAAGCGAGATGCTTGACAATTCTCCGAGAGTTGCGTCAATGACTGGCAGCGCTTCGAGGTATGTGCCTGTCAATGTAAACGATGGGTTGGTTGCACCGACCGCCGATGAGGTTGGCTTCATGACCACTGTGGTTGCTGTGCCAACCAAAGCGGCGAGAGTTGCGTAAGTCTCTGTGGCTGCATAAGACATGAAAAGTTCACAGACCAGTTCATGATCTCCAAGACCTGCTGTGTAAACACGAGAAGTACCACCAAAGGCAGTGCTTTCAAGAGCGTCAAATTTGACTGTGAGAGTTGCTGATGTGCACTGATCTGAGAGATCAACTGCATTAACAGTAAGTGATGGGTTTGAAAGGTAAGTGCTGGTAGCCATGTGAGTTACTCCTCTGGAGATGTTTCTACTGTTTTAGCAGATTTTGTGGTTGGTTTGTCGGATTTGATGAAGCCACCTTCAATGAGGGCGTCAATGTTGGTTTCTTCGGATGGTTCGAACTTGTCGCCCGGTGTTCCGATTCTTGGGGAAATGATTGTGTACATTGTCTGCCTTACGCTGTCTGTGCTTGTATGGATACTACTAGGTCATAGCAAGGATATTCTGCACCGCCAATGAGGTAGGCAGTTGGTTGGCCGTTCATGACGATTACATTGCTCGATATCACTTTTGCTGTGGTGCTTAGCAGTTGCCTTAGGACTGGTAAACCAGCAGGGCCAGAGCCAAGAACTTTAATTGGAAACGAGACATTGAGAATGTTGCCATTGCCTGCAAAGGTAGTAAACGATGGGGCGTCAATAAAGACACAATTCGGCACAATCTTAGTCGGGTCTGTTATTACCCTTAAACCTGAGATAGTTGCAATCTTGGCTGCAACATCATCTATGGCTTCGTTTAAAAGGTCTGTAAAGGCCACTACGCCACCTGAGGGCGTGAAATGCCCAAGAGTTGCTTAATCATTGGAGTCATGGCTGAGACGCTTGCAGAGCCCATTCCGTCAAAGGTAGCAAAGGTGTCTTGCACAGAGCCACGGCCACGCCACAAAGCGGCTGCGTACATTAGAACGCCCAAGGTGCAATCTCCGCCCGGTGAGGTTCCGAGCGCATCGCCCGTGTAACCGGATTCTTGACGCCTACGCCAGCAGAACGCATTGGCCGCCGAAGTTGCTTGAGTAAGCAGTGTGTAATCATCTGACGGGTTGTCAATGGTTATTCCGAGATATGCCATGACTTGGCTAGAAGTTACCCATGTGCAGGTCTGTGTGTAAGTCAGGGTTCCGGGGGGCTGAACCGCAACACGATCAATGTCTGTATCAGCGTCATAGTACATGACCTGATTAGGTAGCGGAAAAGTCGCATCAAAGATGAGGTTGCCGTCAGAGTCGGTACCCATAAATAGGTACTGAGGCTGGGCGTAAACAGTGAAGGTTCCGTTTAGCCCAGACCCAAGACCTGAGACAGTGATTGACTCACCGACTGCAACATCGTTGTCTGTGAGAGTTTGAACCACTGCATAGTTGTCTATGCGTTGGTTGAAAATAATCTCGTATGTAGCCATCGGCGGTAGCCGCCTTTCGGACTAAGCCTGAGTGATTTTGCGAATCATGCCGGGGATACTTGCGAAGGTTGAAACGAAACCATGGAAACTCATTGTCCTGCCCAAAACTGATGGGTTTTCGAAACTCATCAAAGATTGAGGTGCCTCATAATACTCGAAAGCATCGCCTTGGCCTTGGCCTACTCGTGTGACAATCATTGTCTTTGCAGCAAAGTTGCTATCTACGACAAGTTGCAAACCAAGTGGGTTTCCGTTCCATGATGTTGCTGACTGTGAACCAGCAGCGTTGTAACCGCTTAGACCATTCGCAATGAGAGGAAAAATTGCTCTGCCCGTTGTGTCCACCAATTGCCCAAGTTGCGCCCATACATCGACGCTGCAGAAAAGATGGGTTGGAAGCCAGTTGCGGTTGGCTGAAATGTCGTTCGCTGCGTCAAAGATTGACTTGTAAAGGTCAGTTACTGACAAGTCCCAAACACCAGATGATGTTGCTGCTGTAAGCAAGTTGTCTGCTGCAAGGTTGTCAGAAGCGATCATGTATTCACCCATAAGGTCATTCAAGATCAACTGCATTGCTGCAGGGCTCGTGAACGAAATGTCTTGTGCGCTCAATGTGACCTGACCAGCAAGTGTGGTTTTAGTTACTGAGTTTGCGGCAATAACCATGGTCGTTGCAGATACTGCTGAGAGTTCTGTTGATTGAGTCGCAACTGAAGTATGAGTTGTGATGGTTGGGCGCACAAATGTCTTTTGCTGTCCAGCGTCTGGGTATGCACGAACTCCCAATGCTTCTACGACAGGGCGGAGAAAATTGAGGTCTTGCACAAGTGGGCCCAACACGGGGACTGGCAAGAGACCCGGTGTGTCAGTGGTAAGAACATCACCGGCGGCTGCTTGAATGTTTGTGCGCTTTGATGCTGTGTAATCAGCAACTGCTTTGTTCATGTTTGCAAAAGTCTGGCCACCAGAATGAAGTGCTGCCATGAACTCACCTGCTGAAGGCAGTGTGAACTCTCGTGCTGCTTGTGCATACAAAGGTGAAGTTGGAATTGACTCAGGTGCTGAGGCTTCGATGATTGGTTCTGACACTGGATTCTCCTGTGGTTCGGTTTCTTCAGACTCATCGGGTGCCTGTTCTTCTGGAATGGTAACAGATTCATTTGACGCAAACACGGATTCTACGAGTGCGCCCGAAAATGCTGGGATAGGCACCAGCGAGAGTTCTAACCAATCGGCTGCCGTGACAATCATGGTGCCGTTCTTGTCGTTGTAACTTTCGAGCACATTGACGCCAACCGACACAGAATCTAGGACTCCTGCTGCTGCCATTGTCAAAGCATCTGTGCCTGCTTGGGTGTCCACGATTGAAGCAGTGAACATCATGCCCTGTGGGGTTTCTTTACGAGCAGTGACCAGACCTACTGGCTGGCTGCTGTCGTGGTACATGAACATCTTTGGGGCCTTGCCATCTACTGGCAGAGAGCCTTGTGAGAACTGCACCAAGGTGCCATCGCTAACTCGTGCTGGAACATCATAGGGCACCGCAATGCCTGATATTTGACGGGTTGGCGCATCGCCAGCCGCTGCTTCTAAGTCAATGGCAAAGCCTGCCGAGAGGTTAAGTTTCATTCTGCTAACGCTTCCTGTGTGTTTTGTTCTGGTTGGTTGGTATCCATTGAGTCGGCCATTTCGTTCTCTACTAAGAAGTCATCTGTGTCGAAACAAACATAAGTGCCTCTTGGAAGCACATTGTTCATGCTAAGCGTTGAGGCAATGCACTGAGCGTAGGGCTGGACACCAAAGATGTAAAGGTCAGCACGAGCCTGTTCAGATGACTGGTACGAATAAGCACCAGTAGAAACGCCAACCAAATAGGGGGGAACTGAGCACAATCTGGCCGCTTCAAGTGCTGAATAATTGGCTGATTCAATAAGCATCATCTTGTCTGGTGTAGCCGTAGTGGCTTCGTATTTCAAAAACTCGTTAAGTGCAGCAGTCTGGTTAGTGGCTCGTGCAGTGTTGAATTGTGCTGCTAAATCAGCAAGTTCTTGTGCTGACAACGGTTCACCACCAGTCTGGGAAAGTACACCGGCTGGAATCGCCGAAGTGCTATTGCGCTTACGGGCGTCATTTATTGCGTTGGCTGTTGAAATGGTTTGGTGGCCGTTATAAACAATGCCTTCAATTGGGCACAGGAATTGCACAACATCTTCTGTTTTAAGGAAGTTTCCAGCAAACATGATTTCTTTAGAAGGGCCGAAAGGTATGTTGCCCGGCACATCTGGCGTAGTCACTGAGCCGGCAGGAATACGAGTAAACGCTGAAGGAAAGCCTGAAGCATCTCTAGCAGTTATATACCAGTACGCTTTTCCGTAGTGCAAAAGGTCATCAAAAGTCCAAGCCATCAAAAATGGATAAGTGACTGTTGGGTCTGGCTGGCGTAACCACGAGCGAGGCGCAATAGGTACTTCTTCCATTTCGCCGTCTTCTTCGTTCCAGCGTTCGTTATACATTTTCAGTGGCATAGATGCAAGCACTGAAGCCATAAGGTCTCTTGCACGACTAATGGTCGCTACCTGCATAGCAGCCGCTCTGGCTTCTCCCTGTTGGTATGCCCAAAAGTCACCAATCATGTTGGCACCGCCATAGCCGACAGCAGCCTGAACTTCAGGCATAGGACTGATAGCGGCCTTAGTAACTTTTTTATCGAAGAGAGCCATGATGGAAGTATGCCACTTTCAGTGTAAGAAATGTGGTACTGCCCTGCTCATCCCGACAACGCCCAGAGCAATACCGCCAGTAGTTTAGCCACCCACAATGACCATCATGGGTTTTGTCTTTTGTTTTGGTTTAGATACTTGGGCCACAGCCCAAATCATCACACGACACAATTCGATTGGTCCGGGAGAGCGTTGGCTGCTGACAACAGCCCCAGAAGGTGTTTTGACCAAAACGGCTCGGCCGCAATGGTCAGCCAAAAGGGTTTCCCCATGGTGTTTAACATTGCCTTCGTGAATCATTGAACGCACCAAAGTTGTGTACTTGGTTAGTTCTGCATAGCCAGTAATGGTGGTACGCCTACGCAATGACAATGGAACATGAATATCGAGCGTTGGCGTTATCAGCAGTTGCACTTCTGGGTTTTCCATAACACGAGCAATAGCGGCCCA